TTATTTAGACTTCCATAAATGACCGCAATTGTTGCAGTACAACTCTCTTCCCTTATTATCTTTAGTTCCAGTAACTAAAAGAGAGGCCCCACCAGTCATTAAAGCAGCAGCCATTTTTCCTTTAGATTTCTTCTTGACTGTTTTTTCTTTGTGGTTAAATACTGTGAATGGTTTAAAAGGATTTAGATTTAGAGAAGTCGACTTTTTAGTTTTTAAATTATTGTCATTAGACCATAATTGAATATTGTTAGATTTACACTTTGGACATTTTAAACTTGCCATTTACTTTTCTCCTACCAGTGTAGTGATGGTGCACATTATCCAGCTCCCAATAACTGCTGAAATTCTTTTTCTGCCATGCTATAAAAATTGTGGCTCAAATGATAACGATCTAAAAATTGATAAATATTTATAGTCTCAATTACATCAAAATAACTAATATAATCTACAATATAATCATGCATTTCTTGCTTATTAATACTGACTTTTATTTCATCTTCAAATATTTCAGCGATAGCCTCGTGCATCTCTAAGTATTCATTTTTAACGATTGACTCAGCAAGTTCAAAAGGGGCTTCCGTTGTATTTACAAACACATTGAAATATTCGTAGCTCCCCCCGTTAGCTTCAAATATTTCCCAAAGAAGTAGAACGGCTTCACGATTTGCTCTAACTTCTTGAGGGTTAGTAGCGTCAAAGTAATCTCCACGATGATTATCTTTATTTAGGATATGTATTAATTCATGAGCGACCTCAAAAGGGGAAGCTTCATTAGAATTGAAAATCATTATCTTATTATCAACATTAACGGCTGCGGGAACCGGAAAGAGTCCAACATCAACAATCTTAAACCCACATTTTTCAATTTCTTTGAGGAGATATTCTAAAAGCTCCTGTCTGCTCATAGAAACCTCCTTATTTGTCTTCTAATTGTTTTCCAAGTGCTTTTTTCATGGCTTCCTTAACTTCATCAGTTAATGGCTTACCATCAAACGAAACCCATTTATCCCAATCAACTTTGCTATCATCTACTAAATCTGCAAGATCAATACCTTGCTTTTGTTGTTCAGTTTTAATTGATACAACCTTAGCATTTTCTTTTTTCTGCTCTTCCAATAGAGAAGAAGCTGTATCAAGGACAATTTTTTGGCGAGGTTCGTCAAGTTCTGAGCTAACTTGATTTATTTTATCCAGAATCGTAATTGACTGTTCTGATAAATTTTCATTCATCAATTTACTTAATGGAATAGAAAATATTTTTGCGATGTCATTTAAGACCCCAGCTTTTGGCGTGTACTTGCCTTTTTCCCATTCACTTACAGATGAAGAACTTTTTCGCCCAAGTAAATTAGCAAGTTCTAATTGCTCTATATTATTTTTTTGTCTAAGATATTTTAAATTGATAGCAAAATAATTTTCATTACTATTATTCTTTTTCATAGATATATAATAACACACGTTTCGGTAAAAGTGAAATATATTTCTTGTTTTTTTAATTATTTTTCGGTTTTTGTGAATTTTACTCTTGACTTCGGAAAAACCGAAGTGTATAATTAACTCATAAAGTCAAACAAGCGAACAAACAAAACAGTTGCGCAGCTTCTGTGAATGTAGTTACACGTTGTATTCAACTCAGCGTAAGTAGCAAGTTTGGCAAATAAAAAGCCCCAGAGGGGCAGGAGGGATGTTGGCATGGATGGTAAAAAATCAAATCCAAAATTGAATCCTAAGTTCGTAATTGTCTCTAATATAAAAGCAAATAAACCAGTTTTAGGGAAATTAAATAAAATACACCGTCATAGTTGACTCTAAAATATTTTCGTTCTCATCAAATATTTTTAATGTAATCGGCATATCCATAAATTTTACAATAGTTTGGTCTATTTTTAGATCAAAAGTTAATTGTAATTCAGATAGCCCCTTTCTATTCACATCTCTTAAAACATAGCTATCAGGAAATTTTCTTCTATGAATAATAGGAGAATTTAATAGTGATACTTCAAATGTACACTTTTCGACATCGCTATCTAATATTAGACTAGCAATGAAAGAAATAGTTGCGCTTGGTACAGAATCTCCGTTTAAAGAAAAGGCAGATACCGGTTTACCCTCTTCGGAAAGAGAGCAGAAAAAATTAATTTTGTTCATAAGAACCTCCAATAATATTTTATTTTGAACAAAACCACCAGCCGCGGTATTTCATTCAATATAATTATATCACGGAGTTATGATATCGCTCACAATGAGCAGGGAAGGCTGGCGAACAGGTTCGATTCCTGAACTTCCCTTACTGCGTATGCAGAAATTTAATAAACAGAAAGGAGAAAAATATGGATTTGAATCAAATAAAAATAGTTGATGGGAAGCTGTTTTTAGACGATACGGAAGTAAAAGGTATTCAAAAAATAAACCTCCAAAAAGGCATTGATATATACAAAACCTCTTTAAAGATTGAAATGATTGTTGGATCGCCTTTAGATGAATTAGAACCTAAGAATCGTAAATACGAAGTGATTCTAAGAAAGGGGGATTAGTGATCATTTATATATGCGTGCCCTGCAGGAGTTATATCTGTAATGATATATGCAGTTGAAGCCAAAGTTTCTAGTGCTAGTGCTGAAATATATCCACTATTTAAAAGCTGAGAAATATTATAAAGTACATATGTTTCTGAATATCTATTTAAAGCTTTTACTAATTTAACAGAATCGATATTACCATTTAGCTTTAAGTTTGTCTCTAAATATAACATGATATCTAGAGCGCAGTCGTGAGTTAATTCCATATCACTTACCTCCTTTCTATAATATTTGGGGGCAAGCACTATTAGAGGTAGCGCTTACTCTAAAGATATTATATCATCGAGGTTAATAACAAAAACATTAAATTTAAACTACAATTAAGAAAGGAGCCAGTATGGCAACAGCAATTACAGATTTAAGAAAACTAAATCGTTTATCGCAAAGTCAACTCGCAGAAAAGGCAGGATTGACTCAGAAAACAATCGGTAACTATGAAAAAGATATTAGCTTTATCCGAAATGCTCAATACAAAAACATTGAAAAGGTAGCAAAAGCATTAGGAGTATCCGTTGATATTATTTTTTTGGAAGATACTTCGGTTTTTCTGAAACGAATTAATCAGCAAAACACAAAAGTAAGCTAAGAGAGGCGAAACATGAACGAATTAAAAAATTTTAATTTTAACAATTTACCAGTACGAACTGTACTTATTGATGATGAACCTTGGTTTGTCGGGAAAGATGTTGCAGATATTCTTGAATATTCAGATACGCAAGCAATGACACGTCGACTTGATGCTGAAGATATACAAAGCTATACCGACAAATCGTCGGGTCAGGGTCGTCAAATTAAAATCATCAACGAAAGCGGGCTTTATGAAGCAATCATCGGCAGTAAGAAAAAAGAAGTGAAGCCATTCAAACGTTGGATTACTCATGAAGTACTTCCAACCATCCGCAAGCATGGAGCGTATATGACGGATGCAAAGCTTGAAGAAGTACTGCTTAATCCAGATACACTCATTAGCCTTGCTACACAGCTAAAAGAGGAACGACAAGCACGGCTCGGGCTTGAGAAAGAAAATAGCCAGTTGAATCTCGAGCTTGCTGCAGCCACTGAGAAAACAACCTACCTTGATTTAATCCTTGAAAGCCCTGATGATATTCTAATCACTCAGATTGCACAGGATTATGGATTTAGCGCTGTGAAATTCAACCGAATTTTAAACGAGTTGCGGATTCAACGAAAAGTCAATAAGCAATGGGTACTGTACTCAAGATATATGGGTAAAGGTTATATCGGCAGCCGGACTCAAAACTATGTAGATAGCAAAGGTCAAGAAAGAACATCAATTACTACTACATGGAAACAAAAAGGGCGCAAGTTTCTATATGAAACACTCAAAAAACATGGCTATTTACCTCTTGTAGAACAAGATGACTTAGCCAGCTAGAAAGGAAAATATAATGACTACAATCGGAAAAGTTAAGATAGTTGAAATCGAAGATGGACCATTCATGACAGACGGAGAAATTGCTAAGTATCTGTATAAGACAGAAGTGTTAGATGAAAAAGGGAATATTGACAAAAAGTCTAATGCTTATCTTCGGGCACAAGGTAATATCAAAAAATTTGCTGATAATGCCCCTGATGGTTTCGTGATTGATGTTGACGGACGACTTACTCACTTGATTGCCTTCTTAGCATGGTCAATTTGGAGTAAGAAGTATCGAGGAATGTCTAGGGCGCCTAAGTTTATTGATTATTTCACAGAAAATAAAAATACACTAACTTCAATTTTATAAAGAGGCACTCATGACCTACACATACATAGTCAACCCAGAAACGGGCGAAATATTGTTTGACCTGGTGCACGACTTAATCACACAAAATATTAGAGCAATCAAGCTCATTGCTAAGAAATTAAATGCGGTGCTCCGCTAGAAAAGAGAGATTTATGAATCCAGAAGATGTAAAAGTTACAAAAGAATCAGAAGAAGAAACTGCAAGAGATAGATATTTAAAAAATTTTAAACGTGACAACTTGCCATTAGATTTCTTCGGAAAACCAAAACTGAACGAAGTAGGATTAAAAATACTTGATTTACTAAAAAAAGAAGACTTAACACACGAACAAGCGTATGCAAGCCTTCAATACGTTTACAACTTAATCAAATACGAATCTAATTTTTTGAAATTAAACTGATAGGTTCTTTGATTTCAATAGAATCGCTATGAATAAATGGTAATTTCATAGATCCATCGATTAGTTCAAAATCAAAAATGGTTGAATAATTTGGGGTAGTCAACTCACTAGTTATATCAAGTTTAGATAGTTCTAATAGTTTAATCATTAATAAATCATGTCTTTCAATCAGGGATTTATGTTGTAAACCTGAAAATTTGTCTTCGAAGTAACCAAATATTTCATGACGAATGAATGAAAAAATATCAGATTCTTTAATCCTAGGATTATAAAAAACTCTATCAATGTAATCAGACCCTATAATTGTCTCGCTAATAATTGGAGTAGTTCCATCATAGATGATTGTTCTAGCTTTTGCTGGGCCTAACGTTGTGTTCCATACTATTTCAAATGGGACAAACGATTCATTGTTATTAGAAGCGAGTTCATTTAAGACTGCTACAGCATATTCAAATGAAGTTATTTCTAATTTGTTCATCACTAATACCTCCTTTCCATAAAACTAAGCAAATACGGCAAATATCTGCTCACAGTAATTATAGCACTCGGAGGATTAAAACGCATACATAGAAAGGCAAATAATGGAAACAACAATCATAAATGGACGCAAAGTTCGAGTGTTGCCAACCAATGTTGGACAAATATATCATGATTTAATCAAACGAGAAAATCGTGGAGTAGTAGTTTTTGAAACTTGGCAACGTCCATACGGAAGTCTTTACATGACTTCACGTAAAAAGAATAAGCAAGAGCTTTCTGCTGATAAAGCTGCAATGCTTAATGAATGTATTTCAGACTGGAAAAAAGTTTGGAACTAAAAAAGCCCTCGCAGGCAAATGGAGGTTCTAATGGAACAAGTAAAAACAATTAATCATCTTGGACAAGTAGTTTATCAAGAGTCAGTCGAATTTTATAAAGAAAAACTCTCAGTTTACTCAAAAGATTTTCTTCAAAATTCGCTCATCCCACAGCTTTATGAATGGTCAAATGCATATAAAGCTGCAATTGAACTGACAAAATAAAAAAGCCCGCACTGGCATGCGGACTAAGACGTGATGTGTCTTCAAAATTTTATACCTAGATTATATCACGTTTCAACAAAAAACGGAAACGGAGAACGTTAAATGACAGTACCAGTAGTTTTTGAGGGAGGAATTTTACAAAATGATGAATTATTCTCTTTCCTTGAAGAAGTAAAAAGCAAAGTTCCGGATATCGTAAACAGCAAAGATGATAAAACTTTTTTAATTAATTATAAAAAGGAAATATCAGCAACTATTAATGAAATTGATTTGTCTGAAAAGAAACAGATTGATGAAATGATTCAAATCTTTAGAGATAGAAATCCAAGAGTTTGGGAAGCACGGTCAGAATTAGCGGGAATCGTTAAAAAAATTACTCAACTTAATAGTGATTATGATGAACGCAGACGAAAAGCAGGATTTGAAGCAGTAGAGTTTGCGGTCAATCAAGCGAATGTTGTTTATGGTCTTTCTGGAACTCGATTTGTTTTAACAACAGGCAGATTTACTAGTGTTGATGCACTTACTGCAAAAGGGGATTTAAAGAAATCTATCCAGGACAAAATAGACAGTGCTGGTTTACAAGCTCAGGCTAATTTGGAGCAAGAACGACTTTTGGAAGCTGCTCGAATTGCTGAGCGAGACAAGCAACAAGAACTTGCTAAAAAAGAGCAAGAGTTAAAGCACAGGGAGCAAGTTTTAGAAAAGCGTGAAACTGGAGATACACAAGCTTTATCACAGCAACTTGAAGAAGAGCGGATAAAAAATAAAGCATTAGAAAATCAAAATGCAAATATTGCAAATACTGGAGAATCTAAAATTGAAGGAATCATAGAGAGAATTGAAACGCTTGAAATGAAGATTGAACCAAATAAAAATTATTCTGGAAAATCAGTATTGAATGTCCTAAATAAAATAAAGGAGCTATTACATGGCTAATCAAACACCAACACAAGTCGTACTCAAAAGTGATGCTGCAAAAAGAAAATTCGAAGAAGTATTAGGTAAGAAAACAAATGGTTTTGTTGGAAGCCTCCTTAGTTTGGTAGGCTCTACAAATTTAAAAAATGTTGATTCAAATAGTGTGATGACAGCAGCGATGAAAGCTGCAACATTAGATTTACCGATTGAACCTAGCTTGGGGTTTGCTTATGTTATTCCTTACGGAAGAGAAGCACAGTTCCAAATTGGCTATAAAGGTCTTATCCAGTTAGCGATTAGAAGCGGTCAAGTGACAAAACTTAATGCTGGCCCAGTATATGAAAATCAATTTATAAAATATGACAATTTGTTCGAAGAATTAGAGATTGATTTTACAATACCAAAAGGGACAGAAATAGCTGGATATTTCGCAAGTATGGAACTGATAAACGGTTTTAGAAAAGTTATTTACTGGGACAAAGAACAAGTACTGGCCCATGGTAAACGATTTTCGAAATCATTCAGTCGTTCATCTAGTCCATGGCAAACAGACTTTGATGCAATGGCGACAAAGACAGTTTTAAAAGCAATGCTTGGCACATATGCTCCTCTATCAACAGAAATGCAGCAAGCAATTGTAGCAGATAATGAATCAGCAACTCATAAAGATGTCACTCCTGATGTGACTGATGATTTGGTTTTGGAAGCTGTAGAGGAAACAAAACCTGATGTAATTGAAGAACAAGGGGTTCCAGAAGCGCCACCAGAAGCTGCTGAACCAGAGACATACGAAGAATTACCTTTGCTTTAAAACCTATGAGCAAACTGCAGTCCTCACTAATCCTGAGCAGTAGAATTAGAAATAATTCAACTTTAAGCAAGACTACCTTGGGCGGTAGTACTCGTATTTAGTTAAAGCTGGAGGGTGGCGGAACGAGCCGTAAAGTCAATGAGTATTTAGTGTTTACACATAACCACTCATCGCCAGCTTTTAATTTGAAAAATAAAACTTGAAATAAATATAGAAGAAAGGAGAATTTGTGGCACAAAGAAGAATGATAGACAAGCGATTTACTAGAACTCAAAGATTTCTTAGGCTACCGCTTGAAACACAAGCTTTATACTTTCATTTACTTCAAGATGCAGATGATGACGGAGTGGTAGAAGCATTCCCGATTGTTAGAATGATTGGAGCATCAGAAGATAGCTTAGGTTTGCTGGAAGTCAAAGGATTTGTTAAACCTTTAAATTCTGAAATGGTTTATTTTGTGATTGATTTTTCTTCGCAAAATACTATTCGTAAAGATAGATATTCGCCTAGTATTTACTCAGAATTACTAGTTAAATCAATGATTGAAGCGGATGAGCAACCAAACGACAACCAAATGGCAACCAATGGTTTACCAAAGGTTGCCTCAGAAGAGAGTAGAGTAGATAAGAATAGATTAGATAAGAGTAGAGAAGTAGAAGCAAGCGCAGCTACTTCAACAAATTCTGATTTTCAAAACTTAATTGAACTTTATCAATCAAATTTTGGAATAGTAAAACCAATTCTTTACGATGACTTGAAAGCTGATTTAAAAGATTATGGTCTTGAGTTAATCATTGAAGCTGTCAAACGAGCGGTAAAAAGACAACGTGAGTATGCCTATGCACAAGGCATTCTAAAATCTTGGAATCGGTCAGGAATAAAAACACTTGAGCAGGCAAAAGCTGAGGAAGTGAGCTTTCAAAATAAATCTCAAAACAATCAGAATAAATTTCAGCAGCAAAAGCCAGTCAAAAAAGCTCCTGAATGGACTGATGAGGGCAGATTAATTAAAGCTGGTGTCGATACAACTGGAATGACTCAAAACGAAATGTACAAACTAGTTGGAGAAATGGGGTTACGTAATGAATGAAATCAGGAAGTATTATCTTGAATTAGCTAGTCGAGTTTGTGACGGAATTACTCCAGGGCACCTTGATGAATGGCTTAAATGGGCCAAAGCAAACGGGATATTATTAAGTCCGTGGTTGTTTATTTCATCAAAAACAGGTTTGAGTGTTGCAGAAGTATCAGAACGTATCTCGCCTTGGCACATGGAACATGGAAAACGTGTTGATGACGAGTACGAAAAAATAAAAATCGTTTAAGGGAAAATATGAAGTTTGAAATAGCAATGGAGCCAATGGCAAGCCCAAGACCTAGATTTAGCAGTAAAGGCGGATTTGTAAAAGCTTATATGCCTAAGGAATACATGGCTTGGAAAGCTCAACTCTTATTCAAATGGAAATTGCTGAAATTAAAACAGGAAGTTTCAGGAAAACCACTATTTGTTAAATTGAGCTTCTATCTTGATCCACCAATAGCAGTATCAAAAATAAAAAAGAATCGAGCAGCACTTGAAGCAGAAACAATGCCAGTGGTTAAAAAGCCAGATATTGATAATTTGCAGAAATCTGTACTTGATGCACTAAATAAGCATGCATGGCCAGATGATAACCAAATCAGTGACATTTACGCTAAGAAGCGCTACAGCTTGCGACCACGGATAGAAATTGAAGTTAGAGAAGTAGAGTGACTCTAATTCATGAAAAATATGGTTACATTGAGCGCTTAAACCATTTCATGGTTAATTTATCACGAACAATCTAAAAGCGCTTAAAAGCTAAAATATGAGGTGTTATTATGACAACGCAAAAAAGAAAAGAATGTCCTAGATTTTAAAGACAAGGATATCTTGAAGAACCATAAAGTCGCTGACAAAGATGACGAATGGTTTCATGAACAATGGAAAAATAAACTAAGTAGATTGAAAGAGGCTGGAGATGGCAAGGTTAGAAAAAATTTATGATGTTTATTTCAATGGGATAAAAACGGGAACTGGTACAAAAAAAGAGCTTTCAAAAATGCTTCTTGTTTCACCTCATTCAGTCACTGGTTGGGTTAAAAATGGTATGGCTAATTCTCCGAAAAAGAATGCAGTCAAAATCGCCATTGTAAATGAAAAAGCGATGATGGAAAAATATCCCGGTTGGAAGCCTTATGGTGGGTCAAAATCTAAGACTTCTGATGAAATTACCGATCGTGAGCGTAGAAAGCACGAAACAAAAGAAGAGCGTAGATTGCGAAGAAATATCCGAGCGCAAATGGCAATTGAAAACTCAAGAAAAGAAGAATTAGGATTATAGGAGCAGCTAGATGAAACTAAGCGAGATTGAAGCGGTAAACCCAGAAGACTTTGTAGTCTTTGAAGATGAGATGCCATACAGCTATGTCATTGATAGATGGTATAAAACTGGTGCAAAAGAGGTTGATGATTTTCCTAAGTTCTACACTGCAGAGCAAATGCAAGAGTACGCAAAAGAATGTGTTATTGACGCTTTAAAAGAATATGCAGGTCCATACTCAGATAAAAAAGCAAATAGCATTATTTCAAGAGTTGTGAAATAGAAGGGACATAAAAAAATGATTAAAAAAAACAAATGTAACATGCGAAAAATGTAAAGAGAATTTCATATTTACATCTGAAAGTTCATTCGTTGATAAGGTTTTAGAAGAAGGACATTATATTTGCTTCACTTGTGAAGATGAAAAAAAGTGAGGACACGAAAAATGAATCCAGATAAAAGCAATTTAAGAGGTTTCAAAATTAAAGATTTAGTAATTACTCAAACTGTTGTAGGCTTAGGAACTAAAGAGAGCGTTTGTAGAAACGTTTATCAAATTTGGACTAAAGACAGCCAATTGATTACAACAATTGATTACGAAGACAGCGGATATAGAGTTATTGAATCAATTTTTAATGGAGGACACGAAAAATGACTAAGTTTGAAGAGAAATTGGAAAAGTTGCCAATAAAAAATATTGAGCATCCCGTTGGAGATACTAAATATTATGCGGCCGTTCATGTTAAAACATTAATAGCACAAGCAGATGAAGAGTTTCATGAGTTATCAGAGAAATTAGATGATACCAATGATGCACTTGTCATTGCCCAAAATAGCAGAGATGAGTTCGAGAGGGAATATAAAAAACTCAAATCCCAACTCCAAGAGCAAGCCCTGCCAGTCGTGCCTGAGTGTGTGGCGGAATGGTATGAGGAACATAAAGATGATTTAGATTATTCTATTTATTCATTATGTGAAGAGTTCGATGATACAGAACCAAATAGAGAACCGACAGAATTTGAAAGTTGGTTTGATATTGTTAGTAATCAACCAATATTGACTCTAGTGGGAATGAGAGACGGCTACACAGTCGAAAAACCGCAGCTGTTCTATTTGAAGAATAAGATAGAACTTGAAGATGTAGGCAGCGATTTAATTGGATATTTAAACTTGTTTTTAACTAATGGTGGATATTTAACAAATAATATAAATCGTGCTAAAAAAATTTACCCAAGCAGAAATCGAAAGCATGGAAACTGGGAGCTATGAACAGATTGAGGTGATGGAATGAGCGAGAAAAAATATTATGTGAGGCTTGCCGAAGCTTTTCAACCTGGCGGGAAATATCTTTTACAACTTGGATTTAATGGAAGTGACTATTATTTTGACAGATACAAAGGTTCTGCTGCTGAGAACTATAATCAAAATAGTTTCACAAAATCAGAACTTGGTAAAATCATGGGCGGTGCGATTTATAAAGGGTGTATTTTGCCAGACGGGCATGAGTTTAGTTCGGATTGTAAGCCATGGATTAACCCACTCATTGAGCTTGTGCCTGTGGAGGACGGAGAATGACAAGAGAATTTAAAAAAACTAAACGGAAATGCGACACTTCCAGAAAGAGCGACAGAACACAGCGCAGGTTATGATATTTCAGCAAGCGAAACAGTTACGATTCAACCTGATGAAATAAAAATGGTAAGTACAGGTCTAGCTGTTCAACTCGGACATGACGAAGTGCTGAAATTATATGACCGCTCAAGCAATTCAGTTAAGCGTGGCATTGCATTGATTAATTCAGTAGGAATTATCGATTCAGATTATTATCCTAATGAATTCAAAGGCTTGTTTATGAATATCTCAAAAGAGCCTGTAACGATTGCTAAAGGCCAACGAATTATGCAAGGGGTATTTGTCAAATACCTTACAACAGACGATGACAATGCAAACGGAGAGCGTACGGGTGGATTTGGTAGCACTGGGGAGGTGTAGGGATGATTAAAACCGAACATGACAAGGTTCTGACTTTATATTGTCAAGACCAAAAAAATAATAACGAACGGAAAGTTATTACGAGTGGAGCTGGGGCTACCTTATCAAATCATGTCATTTAGATATGTCGGAGAAAGCTCAACAGAATATACACGAGGTGACTTTTATAACGTTATTGATTGTGGGCCGCATTGGCATACTAATGAAATTGTAGTTTGGATTACCGATAATGGACATCCTGAAACTACTGATGTTGATTATTGTACCGCTTTTAGTTTTGATACCTTTTTGTCTGATTTTGAATATGACAGTAAATATCTTGAATTAATAAATAAGGTTGAAAAACTACAAGAACAGCTTAACACTGCGAAAAAGGCACTGACAGAAATAGACCGTTCAAGATATGGTATGCAGTTCAGGAGAGATAGAAATCCTAACGTAGCTAGACAAGCACTCGCAGCGATTGGAGGGGATGATGAGCTGTAATCAATGTAAAAGTGAATATTATATGAGGGTTGTGCAATATGCTAGACCATTGCTACAACCACTTACACCAGAACAAGCAGTTATGGATAACTTGCATGAAATGACAGGTAAAAGATTTTATAGAATTTATCCAAGCTTTTGTCCAATGTGTGGTGAAAAACTTGAAAGGAGCGGCGATGAGTGAATTAGAAAAAACAGCACCAAATGAGATTTATTTGATTGTCGGAGATGCTGACAAAGATTGTAATTTCAATGAATTAGCGGAAGTTACTTGGGCTGATAAGCCCATTTATGAAGAAACAGCAATTAAATACGTTAAATCTTCCCAGCTCACGATTCCGAAAAGCATTGCGGAAAAAATTGACAAATTTATAAAAGTACTTCACTTTTTTAAATGAATTTGAAGCAATTAAATTTTTATCAGCTATGGACTTTAACGGAGATAGAACACCGCAATGGCTCAAAGATAACCCTATGCTTGTTTTCGCCTACCTCGCAGGCAAAGCCTCGGAGTTGATTTAGTGAAAGTGGGGAGGGATGAAAAAAAGTTGTTTGGGCGCTGTTTGATAGTGGGAACGGATGCTACAAACAGGCTGTAAAAAAAATACTATGGAGATGATGTAAAAATCATTTCCATTGGTATTGATATTGAAAATAAAAATACTGACTTCTTAAATCTGGACTTATCGGATACAAGTGAATATTTTGGCGAAAGTAATTTATTTAAAGAATTAGATAAACTACCAAAACCAGATATCATTCTTGCTAGTCCGCCTTGTGAATCATGGAGTAATGCAAGCGCAATGCTTAATGGCAATGTTTGTTGGTACACAGAATCAACAGATACGATGTTTGGCCAAGAATTTGTGAGTAACGAATTTACAATTAGGACCAGGCAACAATTAGAAACAAAAAATGATACTCCATTCAAAAAGCACTGGTGGAAGACAGTCTATTCAAGATTAAATGGCGAACTATGCGCCTTTAATACAATAAGAATAATCGAGCGCTATCAGCCGGAAGTATGGGTAATTGAAAATCCACAGTCTAGTAGAATATGGAAATATTATAAGCAGATTCAAGATTTTCAAGGAATTAAAAACATTGCTCATTACAGTGCTTATGATTCTGAAAGGTATTCAAAAAAGCCGACTTGTTTTTATTCAAATCTGATGTTTAATCTAAAAACAACGGATGAACAAAGTAAGTTGACTTTTCAAGGATTGGGAGATAAAGGCATTTCACGAAGTTACAATGTTAGAAGTGAAATTCCGCTTCAATTAATAAAGGACATTTTAGATCAATGCTTTTTAAAATTAGAAAAAAATAGCAAGGAGATTTGAATGACCGACAAACTAATATCGCTGGTCAATGACTGGTGGGGAGGGAATGAATGAAACAAGAATTAGGATATACACAGTACAAATTTAATTATATTACTGATTATGCAAAACAAATTGATAAATCAGCAACACGCATGGAATTTATCTGGCAGAATAGAGATTCATTCAAAGACAATGTTGAGGTTGAAGTAGCTCTTGAAAATGCACTCAAAAACATTGAGCGTCAGATTGAAGAATTTAAAGGATATCTCAAGCCATTTGATAAGGAGGACAACCAATGATTAATATAATTTTATGGGTATTCCTGATAGGTGATGTTATTGGAGCAGGAATGGTAATTTATAATATTGGCAAACCAAGAATACTAAAGCCAATAGATGCGAGCATTTATATTGTAGTTGAATTAATAGTATGGATTGCTCTTATTTTGAAATTGATAGGAGTTGGATAATGAAACTTTTTAAACGCAAACCGCCAAAGATGATTCAAGCACGTTTTCTCTACGATAGCAGTAAAATCAGTACGTATGGTAAACACTATTCAGATTGGCAAATCGTTAGTGAAAAACAATTTCAAAGTGCTATAAATACGCTTGATGGTTGGTCTAGTAACCAGTTCATCGCTCTAGGAAACTTGGTTAAAAGTCGTTACGACATTAAAGGATTTGAAAAAAGGGAGATTAAATGAAACTAATGTGTAAGCTGTTCGGGCACAAGTGGACGTTTGAAGATAAAAAATTGCTTCTATTGCCATATGGAAAGCATCACTGTGAGCGTTGCGGATTGCTATATAAATATAACGAATCAGAGCCTGATACATACGTTAAATGGCTTGATAAACACATGGATTGAGGTGGGAAGTGCATAAAAAAATAAGAGATTACTTGACAAAATTTATTATATGCTCGTTTGTTCTAATGACTGCTTCTAATATGATTACTATGTTTTTTAAAAATGCAACAACTAGCGAATGGATTTTAACTATTGTTATTTCTTTAATCGCAGCATATCAAAATATGGATTGAGGTGGAGATGAAAAAATTTGAGTTATATAGTGCTGAATTTATGAACAAATGCGGAAAACCTAGGGTCGTAATGAATATAATTGAAGCTAATAATTATGCTGAAGTAATCCAAGAACTCGAAAGCAACGCAGGTTGGTATACTGCTGACAATGGAGCTTTCAAAGTTGCCTATATCGAGGAGGTTGTGGAATGAAAGATGCATCAAAATTAGTTTTACTTATCATTATGGCTATGAGTATTGTATCGCTTATTATATCTCTGCCAACACTTATTGTGGCAATACTTATGGGAATTAAATACTTTGCCCTTAGAGCACTAATCGCTGTGATTATGGGTACCGTCATTTTCTCAATAACTTGGGTAATATTGGACAACCAAATGGACAAAGAACTTCAAAAAAATTGATAAAGAGCTTGCTGAGCACAAATTAAAAATGGAGCAGCAGGATACACGGAGGGAATTAAGTGACAAATAAAAACGAAAATGGGAAGTTAACTAATTTTCTAATACAAGTACTGACAGCAATAATTTTAATCGGAATTTGTGTGATTGTTACTGGACTGATACTTCGAGTTGTTCGTTTTATATGGTTCGGATATTAAACGCAAAAAAAAGCCCAAGCTGACCTAGCTTGAGCGGTTGTTGTAAAAATTATTAGTTACTATTGAATGGTCACATTCATTATACCACTGATTAATTGACAACTATAAAATTTGATTTATTAAAAAATCTTTAATTATAACAAAAGAAGCTCGAGTTGACCAAGCTCGAGCGAAATACGAATTCTAACTTATTATAATATTTTTGGTCAGCTATATTATAGCACACATAACAATAATTTATACCAAAATAAAAAAAGCCCGAACTGACCAAGTTCGAGTGCAAGAGTTAGTAAACAACTTAGTTCTATTATTATTATAATATTTTTGGTCAGTTATATTATATCACATATACTGAGCTAGGAACTCGCTAAACTCATCTGGAGGAGAAAAAAATGTCACAAGAAATTACTGTTGATTTTTCAGAACAAATCGCTAAAGTACAAACTAAAATTGAAAGACTTGAAAGACTTAAATCTATTATGTTAAAAATCAGAAAAAATGCTTTAGAACATTATAAAAATAATGATGTTCTTTTGACTGATAAAGTCGGATTAAATTTAAGTGGAGTTGCACAATGTTCTTTTAACGCTAGTGTTGCAACACTCATCCCTTTGTTGGAACAAAACATTGAATATAATACGGCTCTTATTAATGAGTTGGCTAAAGAACTAGGAATCGAGGTTGAATAGAATGTTTAATAGATATAAAAAGTTACAAAATCAGATTAATAATTTGAAAGATTCTAATAAACATTTAAATAATGAACTTCATGAGTTAATGGATACTGTTAATGATCATTATAAATTTAAGGTTTTATATAAACCAAGATTAGATTGGGCTTTTATGTTTAATCCTGAAGTTATTGAAAAATACTTTTTCGATAAAGAAACAGCAATTGAATTCGTCAAAGATAATTTATCTAATAAAGATGAGCCAATTATATTAGATTTAAAGACTGGTAAAACGGTTGATTTCATTCAATTAAAGGAGAAAAAATGAAACAATGGACAGATGAGTTATCTCAAAAGCTTAGATATAAACGCTCTGATTTAAAAACTGAATCGTGGTGAACTTTGTAAAATATTAAAAATAGGTAGCCATACATTAAAAAAATTTAGAGGAAGGTTCTTGCGAAATTAAACAATCAACTTATATTAAATTGCTTGAATGGTTAGTTGATTAAATAAACATAAAAAGCCCACGGCAATGGGCTTCGGCAAGAAGTTTTCTAACTTAATTATACCACAAAAGGAGAATTTGATTATGGCAGATAAGTTAGATAGAATTATTGGAGATTACGTGAATGGCAGACTTGAAGCCAGAATAAAATCAATTGAAAGCAGATATCTTTATAAGCAAAAAGTAGATAACTTAGGTATTCGTACAGCTTATTCTGGTGGTTCTGAACCTGAAAGCCACGTCTTGAATAAAGAAGCACTTGAAAATGATGAGGAATACATCAAGCTCAAAGACCTGATGTACCAATTCAGCTTGTGGTACGAACCTTTAATCAAGGAGGAAAAAGAAATAATCAAGCTAAAACACTGTGGTTACGGTGGCTTTACATGGTACAGAGTAATGATGGAACTTGATAATGAAGGTATTGAGATTTCAGAAAAGAAAGCGAAGTTTATTTACTACCGATTCAGAAAAGATATAAACCCTCATATTGGCTATTTCATTTGAAAGCATGGGTCAAATTGGGATAAAAACGACACGAAAAAGGCACGAAATTGGAGTGTTGCTCCTTGTTTTTGCTGATATACTTGTATTATGAAGTAAAAGGCAAAAGCACAAATATCATAAGTATCGGTTTGAATTTGCTTCATAAGCTTGTTAGGGTTCGACTCCCTGACTTGCTATTGTGGACTTCAAAGCTAGGAGTTCAGTATTAAATGGTTTCAGACATTTCCATTTAATAGTATGTAAAATGTCTGTTCAAACAGGATGGGTGGCAAGGCGTCACGCTAGTTTCATAAGCTAGAATAGAACGGTTCAATCCCGTTATCCTGAATTGAGAGCTAATGACTCTCTGGGGCTTGCGAGTTTGCGGGCGACTTCGATTGCATTGCTTAATACCGATGCATGGAAAAATATTTAAATTATTTATTAGTCAGTTAACGCTGGCTATTTTATTACAGGTTGTCCAATGGGCAGCCTTTTATTGTTGGAGGAATAAGATGGTTAAGGCATTAAAAGAAATTAACGAAATGGTGGATGAGTTAAATGCAATTAGTAGTGATTGTAATACCTTAGCTGATGAAATAGATTGGTCAGAAGTTAGTGATAAGGTATCTGTTTGGGCTAATAAATGTAGCGAATTATTTATTAAAAAGAATGAGTTATCTAAGGAAAATACTAAACGAATAGATTTGATTATTGATACTTTTAAAGATTGCTTTGACCAACTACCTGAACCATGTAAGCAAGCATTGATTGTTTATAGTAACTATGATAAGGGTGGTGATTAATATATGCCAATGACTGGACGCTGTCGTGAGCCTAACTGCCACGCTGTAGTTATTAGACCACTACACTATTGTACTAAGCACGCTGATAAAGAAGCAGCATATCAAGCAAGCAGAGAACAATGGACTAATCGTACTGATAATAGTAAACGATACAAAGATTATGATCGAATGAGAAGTAAAGATCCATTTAAAGCAGAGCAACATAAGTTCTATCAAGGCAAACAATGGCGCTCAATAAGAGAGATTGCACTCAGACGTGACAACTATTTATGTCAGTATTGTTTGAATCATAAGCGAGTTAGAACTGGTAACATAGGAGACCACATCGTCCCTTATGAAGTAGAGCCTGAGAATAGGACTAACTTAGCTAACATTGCAATAGCTTGTAGCAAATGCCACACAGCTAAGACAAAATGGGAACAACTTTATTATGGAACTGGAATGGGGAATAAGCTAAAGAATGCTATCCCTATCAGAAATGTAAAAGACCTGCCAGATTTTCAAAAAAAATATTCGATAAATTTTAATAACCCTCCCCCGTATCTTTTCATAGGGAAACCACACACATAGGTCTCATCTTATATCAAAACCCAATTTTGAAAATTTTTATATAGGGGGGGTCAAAACACTAAAAGAAAGGAGAAAAAATGACAGCTAAGAAGTTCAAAGATAGTAATGAAGGGAAGTTGTCTTATCGCGCTCCTAAACACCTTTCTCCTCTCGCAAGTGCTTGTTGGCGTAAAACTGTTCCCTTTCTTGAGGAACAAAAACCAGTTGATAAGATTGATTCGTTTTTAGTTGAAATGTACTGTACTCAGTATGAAATTTATAGAAATTCATATGAACATCTCAAAAAACATGGCGAGGTTCAAGAAATTTATAAACCAGTTCAAGATATGACTGGTGCAATTATTGATAGACAGTTTCAAGGGTTCAAACGTAATCCAATGACTCAAATTTACTCTGATGCAATAAAAAATCTTACAAAGATTGGTTCTGAGTTAGGTTTATCTCCAAAATCACGTTCTGAATTGATGGAACTTAATATGCAAACAAACGAAAATGAAGATGATGGAATGGGGGATTTCTTCGATGAAGATTGATTTAACTCAAACCCATGATGTTATCGGTACATATCATTCGCTAAATTATGAAGATATTAGAGAAGAATATCAAGACCCTGCTACAAAATATGCTTTTGATGTCTTAGATGAAAAGTACACAACAGGATATTTAATGAAATTAGCATGTTTTAGGCATTTACAGGACTTAAAAAGGATAGGAAATGAAGATTTTCCTTTTAATTATGAAGTGAAACATGTAAAAAGGTTAATGAAGTTCTCTAAAATGGCCCCAAACGTTGATACGATGGAACCGACTAAATTAATGGAGTGGCAGAAGTTTATGTTGTCTCTATTAATAGGTTGGAGGAATAAAGAAGGTGGGAAACGTTTCAGCCGTGCAATTATATCTGTAGGACGTGGTCAAGGGAAAACTTATATGTTAGCCATATTAATGGCTTATTCATTTTTTGTAGAAAGTCGTGGTTTAAGTAACCAGGACTTTTTAGTTTCATCCATTAATGCAAAACAAACAGGTAAATTATATGGCTATTTGAAATCGATGATTAATGTTCTTAGAACAATTAATCCATGGAAAAATATAGCTGATAAAACCGACCTAAGCTTACAAGCTGACAAAATTATTATGAGAAACCATAATAATGTGATTCGTCCAATCTCTCATGAAGCTGGACAGTATGATTCATATCACTTTACAACTGCTATCTTTGATGAAATAGGCGAAGTAAAAAGCCGTGAAAAAAATTTCTAAGATTGTATCAGGGCAAGTTAAAGTTCCTAACCGTCAATTTGTTCAAATTTCGACAGCATATCCTGACCCTACAGTTCCCTTTCACGAAGATGAGAAGATGCTGCAACAAGCAATGGAACAAGACTTTTTAAGAGATGCTGATACTTATCTATGTTTAATTTGGAGTAATGATAGTTTAGATGAAACTTATAAGCCTGATACTTGGGTTAAATCAAACCCTTTATTAGATTTAGCTTCAGAACATGATAATCTCATGCAAGGACTACTTGATAAGCGTGATAATGATGTGCTTACAGGTGCTGTTCATGATTTTCAATGTAAGAATCTTAATATGTGGCTTTCATCAGATATAGACAGTTATTTAAACCTAGCTGATGTTGAAAAAGCGATTATTCCTGAATTTAATATCTATGGGCAACGTTGCTATGTTGGGGTTGACTATTCTATGTCATCAGATAATACGGCAATTGCTTTTATTTATCCTTATGTAAGTGAAGAAGGGCAAGCGAAATGGCACGTTGAACAACATTCGTTTATTCCTTTTCAAGCTGCAGGCTCAATTGAAGCCAAAGAAAAACAAGATGGTATTAACTATAGAGAACTTGAAACCAAAGGATTCTGTACAATTACAAGCCATCAACAAGGATTAATCAACGATGATGAGGTTTATGAATGGATAACAAGATATGTTGAGGAAAATGCTCTTGATGTCTTGTTTTTTGGTTATGATTCTATGGGAGTGACTAAAGTTATTCAAATGTTGCTTAATAATACTGGTTTCAATCTACAACCTATAAAGCAATGGACTAGTGAATTGATGAACCCTACTAAATTCTTGCAAAAGATATTTGTGGAAGGGACAGTTAGCCGACTAGATGACAAAATAATGGAAAAAGCATTATTAAATGCCGTTCTACGCTCAGATTCAGTTGGGATTCAAGTAGATAAGCGAAAAGCTACACTTAAAATTGACGTTGTTGATGCAATTATAGATGCTCTATATCAAGGTATGAATCATTTTGAAGATTATGGAATGGCAAATGATAGAAGTTGGCAAGTTGAGCATATGACACCAGAACAAGTAAAAGAATGGGTTACTAGTCAAGAATCTGGCTTGTTAGACCTTGATGATGAAATAGATGATGATTGGGGATTCGATGAAGATTTTTAAAAACTTATTTTCTTTAATTTGGAAAATATTTGATGTATTGATGTTTATTGCTTTTGCAGTAACTATAACAATAACAATGTTTATGTGGAATATAACAGCTGGAGGAATTACTTTATCAGTTGTTTTTATTTTAGCAGGATTAATTTCCGAGTTTATAGAAAAGAAGGGAGGTGATTGATTTTGCCAATATTAAACTTTATCAACCAAACAAATGATCCGCCAGAAGTTGGTAGTGTTCAAAGCTATTTTCCAGATGGAATGATGCTCAAATAATGGAAAGTTTGCTTGGTGATAATAATGAATGGGTTTCAGCTCGTGCAGCATTAAGAAATTCAGACTTATTTTCTATTATCTTACAACTATCTAGTGATTTAGCAATAGTTAAAATCAATGCTGAAAAGAAAAAGAACCAAGGAATCATTGATAATCCAAGCACCAATGCTAATAAACATGGATTTTGGCAATCAATGTTTGCACAGTTGCTTTTAGGAGGCGAAGCATTCGCTTATCGTTGGAGAAATGCTAATGGCGCTGATATGAAATGGGAATATTTAAGGCCATCTCAAGTAAATACTTATTATTTCGAGTATGAAAACGGAATGTATTATAACATCACTTTTGATGACCCTAAGATAGAGCCTATTTTACAAGCTCCACAGAGCGATTTGATTCATATGAAACTACTATCAATTGATGGTGGTAAAACTGGAATTAGTCCACTTTACTCTTTAAGACGTGAATCAAAAATCCAAAGAGCCTCTGATAGATTAACAATTAGTTCATTGAATAGTTCATTAAATGTTCCTGGTGTACTTACTGTTAAAGGTGGTGGGCTTCTTAGTGATAAAGATAAAGCATCTCGTTCTCGTTCGTTTATGAAACGTTCAAGAAGTGGGGGTCCTGTAGTATTAGATGACCTTGAAGAATTTACAGCACTAGAAATTAAATCAAATGTAGCTCAATTATTATCACAAACAGATTGGACTTCTAAGCAATATGCTAAAGTATATGGATTATCTGACAGCTTTGTTGGCGGTCAAGGAGACCAACAATCATCAATCCAAATGATGACTGGGCAATATGCAAGCGCCTTAAATCGCTTTTTTAAGACCAGCTATAAGTGAATTGGAGTATAAGTTAAGCGACCACATAAGCGTTAATATGAGACCAGCTATTGACCCTCTTGGTGATAATTACTTATCTACTATTAGTACCGCTACAAGATGGGGCGCTGTAGCTGAAAATCAAGCTACATATATCTTGCAAGAAGCAGGATATATTCCTAAAGACCTACCAGCCCCTGAAAATACAAATAAAAAAGACAACTGGCCAAAGTAATGAGCCAGTACCATAGGAAAGGAGGTGGTCATGGTGATTATTCTTAGAAAGGAGGTAAATGATGACAGTAATCGACATTAAAGGAGATGTTGTTGATAATAGTTACGGAATGATGTATGACTGGTTTGGAATCGATTATACAAGTCCTTCTAAAGTTAATGATGCCTTAGTAAATGCTGATGATGAAGAAATTGTTTTAAATATCGCTTCTAATGGCGGAGATGTATTTGCAGCTTCTGAGATTTATACTGCTATTAAGATGAATGGTAAACCTGTAACTGTAAATATTCAAGGGTTGGCAGCATCTGCAGCTTCAGTAATTGCAATGGCTGGAGATACGGTAAATATCTCTCCTACAGCCCAATTGATGATTCATAAGGCTATGAGTGGTAGCCAAGGAAATGCTGACGACTTTGAACAAGAAGCTAAAGTTTTAAATGGCGTTGACCAATCTATTGCTGCAGCTTATGAATTAAAAACTGGTATGAAACAGTCTGACTTATTGCAGTTGATGTCTAACGAAACATGGATGACAGCTCAAGATGCAGTGGATAAAGGATTTGCAGACAATATTATGTTTGTAGATGCTAATAAACCAGTATTTTCTAACTCAATCGGCAATATTCCAACTGCTGATAAACTTAATGAATTTATGAATTTCATGAATTTCAAAAATCGGAATAATCCTCCGAAAGAAGAACCAATTATAGAAAACAAACAAGCCGATTTACGTTCTCGTAAGTTGGCTATTTTATTAGAAAAATAAAGGAGCCTTAAATGGAATTAACACTTAATGAACTCAATGAAAAATGGGTAGAGTCAGGAAATGAAGTTTCTGACATTAACGCAAAAATGCAAAATGCTTTGAATGATGACGATTTTTCTCAAGAAGATTTTGCAAAACTTAAAAATCAGTATGAAACCGCAAAAATTAAACGTGACGCTTGGCATGAACAAGTAGTCGAAGCTCAAGCACAACAAGTCGTTAATATGCGTAACGAAGATAAAACGCCTTTAAACAATGATGAAAAAGATTTAAAAAATAAATTTGTTTCTGATTTCAAAGCAATGATTAAAGGCGACCCTCAAATCGTGAACCTTGTAACTTCAGACACTGACGAAAATGGTGATGCAATTGGTTTAACAATCCCTCAAGATATTAAAACAACAATTAATATTTTGAAACGCCAATACGATGCTCTTGAGCAATATGTCAATGTTGAAAATGTAACTACTGCATCAGGTTCTCGTGTTTATGAGAAATGGTCAGATGTTACGGCATTGACTAACCTTGATGCTGAAGACGAAGCAATCGGAGATAATGATGATCCAAAACTTTCATTGGTTAAATACGTTATCAAGCGTTATGGCGGTATTACTACAGCCACTAATACCTTGTTGAAAGACACAGCTGAGAATATTTTGGCGTGGCTCTCTGGTTGGATCGCTAAAAAAGTTGTTGTTACACGTAATAAAGCCATTCTTGCGGTTATGGATGCTGCTCCTACTAAACCAACAATTGCAAACTTTGACGACATTATCTCAATGATTAACACATCCGTTGACCCAGCTATTAAAGCAACCTCAATTTTGATGACAAATTCTTCTGGATTCAATAAATTGAGCTTGGTTAAGGATGCGCTTGGTAATTACTTGATGCAACCAGACCCTAAAAATGCTGACCAATACCTAATTAAAGGGAAACGAGTGGTTGAAATTGGAGATCGTTGGCTAGCAAGTAAAGGAACAGCTTCAAATCCTGTTTATCCGCTCTATTTTGGGGATTTAAAACAAGCAGTTACTTTGTTTGACCGAGAAAATCTTTCGCTTTTGACAACTAATATCGGAGCTGGTGCTTTTGAAAAAGATTTGACAAAAATTCGTGTTATCGACCGTTTTGATGTCGTTTCAACAGATAAAGAAGCTTTTGTTGCTGGTTCATTTGCTGCAATCGCTGACCAAGTAGGGAACTTGAAAACTACAACAACTACTGCCGGATAATTAGGAGGGATTTAAATGAGCGTAACTGTTGATGACTTACTAGATCAGCTATCAGAAGATGATGATCGCAAACCACAACTTCAAATTTATTTTGATACAGCAACAGCATATGTGAAAAATGCAGTGAGTTCTGATACAGTTGACGCTCCATTTTTCAGTGTAGAAAATGTTTCTCCGATTTATGATGTAGCTGTTCTTAGTTATTCAATGGATTTGTGGATTAATCGTTCTACTACTATGCCACCCACTACTGCAGTAGATCATATGGTTGGACAGTTGAGAGGTCTTTATTCTTCATGGAAGGAGGCACAAGATGGTCAAAACGTACAAACCTAATGATTTTAACAGAAAATGTCAGATTGGAGTTACTAAAACAGTAACTACTCCTACTGGAGGTAAGGTTGAAAAAATTGACCCAGCAACGGTTTTAAATGTTCGATTCGCAGCTAAAATGAGATCACTTGCGCTTCAATTTCAGATAATTGGTACAACTACAGCTGATACATTCGATATTGCAATTAGACATAATAAGCTAGTTACAAAGAAAATGTGTGTTCAAATAGATGATGTTCTTTACAACATTATTAATATTTCTTCAGATGAATCTGCAAAGCTTATTAAATTTGATATTTTGACTCTTCAAGCGAAGAAGAAAGGGGCTTAATATGGTTTCGTTTTATGATGCGATGCAGCTTATTGTCGATAGAGCTGAAGAATTAAGTACAAAGATGTCGGTAGAAGATAAAGCTGAAGTTACAAAGGCTGGCGCTAAAGTATTCGAACAGGCATTAGCTTATGAAGTTAGAAATAGGCACTATCGCCATCGTGATACTGGAGAAGACCCACATTTAGCAGATAGTATTGTTATGAAAAATAAGAATATTGATGGAGTTAAAGATGGTCAAAGCGTTGTAGGATGGGAAAGAAGTACGGCAAAAGGTACTCATACAAAAGGTTATATCGCCAACATCATTAATAATGGTAGTCGTTTTCCCCAGTTCACAACACGTTCTGGAAGAAAATATAAAAAACCTGGTGAAGTTGCAGTTCAAGCAGATCATTTTATTGAAGAAACAAGAAAAAATCCTATTGTTAAGCAAGGAATATTAAAAGCTGAAGCTGAAGCAATGAGGAAAATAATTAATAGAAAAAAAGAAGGAGAGTAACTTATGAAAAGACCAGTTGAAATTGTTCAAGATATAATTGCAGCTAGTGGCTTTCCGCATGATGAAATCTTTCTTGATTCTATCCCTAGTGAAAAACTAGATTCTATTAACGAAACACAGATTTTATTGACAGAATCTGATAATGGACCAAATGATTATGGTAATTCAGATTTTGTTTCACTTTTATATGGCGTTTATATTCAAATCTTTTACTCGAATGCTGAAGATTTAGATATTAATATTATTCAAAGCGAAATTGACCTGATGAAATCGTTTGTAAATAATGATTGGCTTATTGCGCAATCAAAAAAGTCACGATATAGACCCTACTACAGGGCAAATTATTAAAAATTTAACGGTGCAACGCATCATGACGTTAAGCGAGATAGCAAATAGCTAACTCGTTTTTTTATTTAAGAAAGGAAATTAAAATGGCAACAAAAGGTTTGAAAATGGTAACTCTCGCTCTTTTAGATGATACTGGAGCGATTGTAAAAGGAACTGGCGGTTTATCAACTGATGGTACTTTCCCAATTACTGATGAAATGTTAGGTACAAAGACTGCAAATATCACCAATGTATCAAGCGCTCCAACAATGATTTATGGCAATGATGGTCAAGTAGATGCAGATATTGCAAAAGGTACTCCTTCTGTAGCATTCGACTTCAATGGTTTGCCTTTTGATATCAAACAAAAACTCCTTGGACGAGTTAATGATACTAAAGGTGGATATACTCAAGGTCCTGTTCCTAAAGTTGCGGCTTTGATTCAAACGACAACAATTGGTTCAGCCTCTCCTCAATATATTGGCTTTGCTGCAGGTAAAATGAATGAAACCGCATTGAACTTGCAAACAAATACCAATGCGGTTGTACGTGTGGATGATGCATTGACATTTACTGCCTTTTCTGTAAGCCGTTGGGGTGGAGAAGCCATCAAATTCTATGATGGTGGAGATGCCAAATTTACTGAAGCTGCAATGTTAGCAGATGTATTTAACGGTTATACTGCTCCGACTACTGGCGGTTCAGGTAGTGGAAGCTAATAATTGAATAGCGGAGCAATCCGCTTTTTATATGGGATAGATAGATGGTCTATTATATTAGGTTCGATGCCTAACTATTCCTTTACAAAAAGTAAAATAGAGGAGAGTTACAATGAAATTATCATTACCAGAAATTAGAGAAGAATCATTTGAAGTTAAAACTTCAATTAAAAACATTAAAAAAATGCATGCTTATCAATTGGAGCTGGCGAAAAGCCAAGAAAAACTTGCTTCAGTTCAGGATGGAACACTAGAAGAATTAACAAAAGCAATCGCTCTTGATGATATGTCAGTAATTAATAATGCTGAAAAATTTATTACTGAAATTCTAGGCTTAAATAAAAAAGAAGTAGATAAATTAGAAGAATTTGACCGTGGTCAATTTATGAATTTGCAGTCTAAACTTGTTCTTTCACTTCAAGGGTATGATGATGATCAAATCGATACTATGTTTACTGAGGAGGTTGATTCTGCCGAAAAAAAAAGTTCAAGCATTGAAGAACGAAAAGTCTACCACCACAACCAATTAATAGACTTACAACTATTTGAGAAAAATATTATCGAAAATTGGCACTGGACATTAGAGCAAGTAGATAACCATGACTATTATGATTTAATTGAAGTATTTAAAGCTAATGAAGATAATAAGATGGCTTCATTTGATGATTTGAAGAAGATGTTTGGACAATAATATTCATGGCAATACCTAATATTTAGGTGTTTTTTTTATACTCAAAAATTAGAAAGGAGTAAAAATGGCAGATATAATGGTTGATTCAGTCACTACAGGGATTGACTTGAATGAGACAAAGGCTGTTGAGGCTATCAACCGCTTAAAATCAGCAGTTAAAGATAGTACTCGTGAATGGCAGATTAATGAAGCACAGGCTAAATCTGCTGGAGATGCTGTTTCTGCATCAAAATATCGCTATGAAGGTCTTAGTGAAGCAATGGAAAAGCAAAAAGCTTATATTGCTAACCTTTCAGAAGGTATGAAAACAATCAATAGAGATACTGATGCTGGTGAAAAGGCTTATCAAAAATATAATGCTCAGTTAACCACGGCAGAACGTTCTCTTGCCTCAATGACAGGGCAATTAAACCGTGCAAAATCAGCTTATGAGTATCAACAAACTGGTATTGAAGATTTAAACAAATCTCTAAGTGCTAACGATAAACTTATGCAGTCTCAAATTGATTTATATGAGAAGACCCGTAATAAAATGGGAGCTGCTAAAGCTGAAGTTTCTGGTCTATCTACTTCATACGCAAAGCAAACTGAGATTTATAGAGCCCAAGTAACTGAGCTTAAAAGATTAGAAGCTGCTGAGGGTACAAGTTTAGAAACTCTTGTTAAACAAAAAACAAGGGTAAATGAAGCTGCTTCGTCATTATTGAACTACAGAAATAAACTTTTAGAAGCTAACTTGGCAGTTACAAAGATGCAACCATTTAATTCTGAGTCTCTCATTGGTAAAGGTTTAAATACTGTTTATCAAACAACTGAGAAAGCTACTGATGTAATGGCAGCAGGATATCAGAAAGTAAAAAGTGCAGCTTATCAAAGTGCTTTTGGGATTGCTGCAATTGGTGCAGCTGCAGTTAAGGGGGCACAAATGGCCTCTGAACTTCAAAACCAATATAAAACAACTTTTAACTTATTAGTAACTGGTGGCGAACAAGCTAAAGAAGCTCAAGAAAATGTTAATAAAATGCAAGAGCAAGGTTCGGAACTTTCTGTTAAGTATGGTAAAACTCAAAAAGAAATAGCAGATGGATATCAAGAACTTGTAAAACGTGGATATACGAGCGCTCAAGCTCTTGGTGCTTTGCCTACAATGTTGCAAGCTTCGGTAGCTTCTGGTGATGATTTTACTGATGTTGTACATAACTCAACAGCAGCGCTTGAAAGTTTTGGTAAACGAGCTGATGATGTTACTGGAATGACAAAAAAATACAAAAGAAGTTGTTAACCAGATGGCCTATGCAGCAGATATGACAGCAACTGATTTCCAAAGCATGGGTGTAGCAATGGAATATGTAGGGGCATCGGCTCATCAAAGCAAATTAAGCTTGTCAGAAACGGCCTCTGCAATTGGTATTCTTTCTAATAATGGTCTTGAAGCTGATAAAGCAGGTACTGGGCTTAGAAAAGTTATTGTTTCATTACAAGCACCAGGTAAAGCTGCAGCAGAAGCCTTATCTGAAATTGGATTAAGTACAAAAGATTTCGTAGACCAAAACGGAAATATGAAGTCAATGACGGAAATTTTCGGATTGTTAAACCAACATACGGAAAAACTAAGTTCATTCCAACAAGGTCAAATCTTCCATTCTTTATTTGGAACTACTGGTCAACAAGCGGGTGCAATTCTTTCTGAAAACGTTAAGCAGTTAGGCGAACTTGATGACAAGGTAAAAAAATCAGCGGATGGTCAAGGGTATGTTGTTAATCTTGCAAATAAGAATATGCAATCTACTCAAAATGAATTAAAACAATTTAAAGCAGCCGGAGAGGCTGTTTTAATTATGATTGGACAAAGGTTTTTGCCAGTTCTATCTGATGCAGCCACTTCAATGGCTAAGGCATTTAATTCTAAAGAAGGTAAGCAAGGACTTGAAGAAATAGCTAGTTGGATTGCAAAGATTTTCCAAGGTATTGTTGATACTGTCAAATTCATAGGAACTCATAAAGATGAAGTACTAACCTTTGGTAAAATCTTTGCTGGGATTTGGGCCACTAAGAAAATCGGAGATGTTATTGTATGGCTTGAAAAGTTGAAAAAATCTTTACTTGAAATTCAAGCCATAGATGCATTATCAGGAGGTTTAGGAACAGGAGGAATTAAATCTTCTATAGGTAAGGGTGTCGCTGCTGAAGCTGAAACAGTTGCTTCAACAGTAACTAAAGGTGGCGTAGCTGCTGAAGGTGAAGCACTTGTTGCCTCTGGCGGCTTATCAAAAGCAACTTCCTTAATTCCAAGATTATTAGGAATTATCGGCTCTGTTGGCGGAAGCACAGTCTTGTCTGGCGGAATAAATGCAGGAGCTGAATTACTCAGCAAAGATAATACCGCTCAGAAAACTGGCGGAGTTGCTGGCTCACTCGGTGGAGCAGCGGCAGGTGCAGCTATTGGATCTCTTATCGCTCCTGGTATCGGTACAGCAATTGGTGCAGCGATTGGCGGAATGGGTGGTAAAAACTTAGGTAAAAAACTTGGGAATTTGATTAATGACGGATTAAAAGAATCTTCACTAAAAAGTGAAAAACTGCCAGTTATTAAATTCGACCCTAAAGCACCAACAAAAGATATGAAAGGTTTTTCTAAAGACTATCAAGATTTCTTGGATAAAATCAAAAAATCAGCAACTATTGATATTGTAGATGAGAAATCACTTGAAAAAGCTAAGAAAGCAACTGCTGATGCTTATACGAAAATGTCTAAAGATATTGATAAGTTTTATCAGAATCAAGAAAAAAGATTCTAAAAAACAAGTAGATATTCTAGTTAAAAATGGTGTAATTACTCAAGCTCAAGCAGACAAAATGACCAAAGGCCAAAAAGATTCAGACGATAAGCAGAAAGCTGCTCAGAAGAAGAATCTTGATGAGATGAAGAAGAATACTGATAACTACTACGCTAGTGTTTCTAAAGAGCAAAAAAGAGCTAATGATGCTAATACAAGATTAACTAAAGATCATGATGCTGAGATTAAAAAAAATTAAATCAGGCAGTACTGATGCTCTTTTAGCACTGGAAAAGAAATACGGTAAAAATTCTCCTCAATATCAAAAAGAGATGATGGCTGAAATAATAAGAGCTAATAATTCTTTTGATAATAAGCAAGAACAAAATAAAAAAAGAGCATAGTAACAATATGAATAAGATTGAAAAAGACTATGCTAAGTCTCAAACTAAAGCTGAAGAGCAGATGAATAATCAAATTAATACTGCTACTAAAATCGCTCAAAATAAACAGCTTGATTTACTTGATGATTTAAAAAATAAAAAAGGAAAATTAAATCAAAAACAATTAATTGATACCCTTGAAAAAGCTGATGATGAATATAAAGGAGTTAAGGATAAGGCGCAAAAACAAAAAGATGATGTTGTAAAAGCAGCAAATGAACAATATAAAAAATCCGTTGCAGCAATTGATAAACAACGTGCAGAAAACAGTTCTATAACAAAAGCTCAATATGATGAAATGATAAAAACTGCTAAAAAGCAACGTGATGATTCAATTGGTCACGCTAACGAACAATATAAAGGCGTAGTAGATAAGGCACAAAAAAACTCATAAAGAAACGATTGACTTTGCTAATGATAAGGCTGACAAAAAATGTAAAAGCCGCTGCAGGGGAACAAAAAACAAACGGTAGAACAGTATACAAAAGGATTTAGAGATTCAAGAGACTTAATTAACTCATTTGTTGACGGGATTAATGGCGTTCTTAACTTCCTGCATAAAGGTTGGGGGAATATCGGTCACGTTAGCCTTAAAGGATATGCTGTAGGTACTCGTGGATTAGCTCAAGATGAAACAGCTTTAGTTGGTGAAGAAGGGTTTGAACTTGCTCACCATCCAAACCGAGGAATTTACGCAATTGGACAAAACGGGCCTGAAATTCGTAATCTGAAAGCTGGAACTTCAATTCTTCCTCACTCAATGTCAAAAGAGTTTCTATCACTAACAGCAAATTTACCAGCTCATGCTGACGGTGTATCTGGCTTCTTATCAGATGCGCTTGGATGGGTTAAATCAACCTATAAAGATGTCACAAGTGTTATTTCGAAAGGGCCCAAAGGGGTTGTAGAAGCTATTTATAATGGCTTAGGACTAAATAATTTAGAAAATGACTTTCCTCCGGTTGTAACTAGAATGGCAAAAGGTTCTGCTCAAACAGCACAAGATAATTTTGTGAAATTCTTACAATCATTCTTCAAAAAAGCTGAATCAGATGCAGGAGGTTCACAAGGTTCGCCATCTGGTTCTGGTGTTCAACGTTGGGCTGGACAAGTTAAACAGGCGCTTGCAGCTAACGGATTGAGCACAAGCCAAGACATGATTGACCGTGTGCTTCGACAAATCGCAACAGAATCAAGTGGTAATGAAAAAGCGGTCCAAGGAAATATCGGAGATATTAACAATATTACTGGCGACCTTGCTAAAGGGTTGATGCAAACAATTTCAGCTACTTTTAATGCTTATAAGTTCCCTGGACATGGCGATATCTTTAATGGTTACGATAACTTATTGGCTGCTCTTAATTATGCTAAAAGTCGTTATGGTTCAAGCTTATCTTTCTTAGGAAATGGGCATGGATATGAAAACGGTGGAATCATCAATGCTCATGGATTCTATGAAATTGCTGAAGGAAATCGTCCTGAGATGGTTATCCCCCTTGACCCACAGAAGAAATCAAGAGCTACACAATTATTGAATCAAGCAAGTCAAACAATTAATAACAATCAAGGTTATTCAAATAATGTTACTGATTTCTCACCAGTTTTAGCTTTGTTATCCAATATATTTAAATCAATTGAAGATGTTAAGAAAAATCCTCTAATTGCTTATGCTTTATTAGATGGGCGCAATATATCTCAGGGTATGGCTCCTTATATGAATCAAGCCTTAACTGACTACGTAAATCAACAAAATAGATTGTGGGGTAAAAATTAAAAATGGCTTTTTCAGTTAAATTTAATGATGTAGATTTATCGACAATCATTGATGGTTTTACAGCAATTACAAGAAATATAGGGGCTGGTTGGACGAACACGGTCCAACCTAACCCTATTATCGGCGCCGATTTCACGCAAAATTCAATTAATTCAAAATCAATTACAGTTAACTTTATTGCAGATGTTAAATTAGACCGTTTCACCTCTGTTAGAAAAGCTTTGGCTAGTGCTTTAAATGTAAAACAACCAGCTGCTTTGATTTTTGATGATGATCCTAATCAAGTTTGGTGGGCTGTTCCTGATGGAACACCAACATTAGATGAATCATCATTTTATCAAGCCGTAGGTTCAATTACATTTTTAGTTCCAAGCGGAGTTTCAGAATCAGTCGAAACAAATGTTCTAAATGCTTCAAATTCTGGCGGTTTATTAGGAACAATTACTAATAACTCAGATGGTCATGTAGATATTGAAATTAATAACACAGGTAATCTTGAGGCATTTCCAACAATAGAAATTACCAACGTTCATGAGAATGGGTATATTGCAATTGCTGGTCAAAATGGAGCAATTGAAATAGGAAACAAGCAAGAAGCGGATGGGGTTACAAACGCCTTAAGTGAATATTTGTATAATAGCAATTCTGATTTAAGTTTTTCTAAATTTATTGATGCAACCGGGACTGCTAATCCTCAAAATTCAGGACTTGGGACTAATGGAACGATTAGCTTTCAAAGTGATGGACTAAGATTTGCAACTCAAGGGACAATGTCAGCATCTCAATTTGCAGGCGGTGGAATGAAAGTTATGACGCTACCGGCTGATTCTAATGGTCACGTTGGAGCTGTGAACTTCTACTCACACTTTAATTTATTTGCTTGGGCGGGAGCGTTGGGACAAACAGGAATTCTTCAAATCCTATTTACCGACTCGAATGATAAGTTGGTGGCTGGTTATGGGATTGTCAAAAGCGATATGAACGGAAATAGTGCTAAATGTTCATTTTGGGTTGGAGGTAATACTCCTAAAGAGTACACATCATTTGGATTTGAAACAAACAATGCCGAAAAAAAATCAAAAATATCCTAATAATATGTTTAATAGCTCAACTGGAGATGCCGATTTTTTGAAAGAAGGAGCAAGCCTAGGTTTTTACTGGTACGGAAGTCGTAAAACAATTTATGTTCCTGAACTTGAGAATGTTGAAGTTTCAAAAGTTTACTTGTACCTTGGTCAATTTAAGGGTTCGAACAAATTTATCAATAATTTATCAATTAGACAAATAAATCTTACTAAAAATAATGTATCTGTTTGGAAAGATGTTCCTAATCGTTATGCAGCCAACTCTAAAATTACTGTTAATATGAACGGAAAAGACACAGTTATTATCAACGGTATGCCAGCTATTCAAGAAAAAAATTAGAGGCACTGAACCTTTTTCAATTCCTCCCGGTAGAAGTACATTAAAAATCTTGCAGTCAACATGGAATACCACTCCACCAATTATTCAAATATCATATAAAGAAAGGAACTTATAATGGAAATAGTCGTTCATGATAATACACTTAAAACCGTAACAGTTATCAATAATGATATTCCGATGCTACCTTCTTTTTTCAATGATAATTGGCATCGGTATAAAGACCAAGGAGCAGAAACATTTATATTTACTGTAAATAAATTTATCAACGGTCAGTTACAAGATTACTGCCGTTTTTTAAATGAACAAGCTTATATTAGTTTCACTTATGATGGAATTGACCACTTATTTGGAGTAGAAAATATTCAAGAAAGTGATTATCAAATTACTTTAACTTGTTCTTCATTGAATTTAGAATTAAGGAACGAGCAAGTTAATGCCTTAGTCAACACATCAAGCCATAATATTCAATGGTACTTTGACCAAATGGGGCTAATCGAAAATGCTCAAATAACCATTGGAACTAATGAAGTCTCAGGTTTGACACGAACAATTAATTATGATGGACAGGAAAGTAAACTTGCCCGTCTAATATCTGTTATAGAAAACTTTGATGCAGAATTTGAATTTATTACACATTTAAATGATGATGGAACACTTGATTCCATCATTTTAAATATCTATCGTGCCAATGATGGAGTTAATTCCCAAGGCGTCGGGACAAATAGAAACGATGTCTCTTTAAATTTTGGAAAAAATATCAGTGGAATTACAAGAACTGGAGACACAACTAATTTATTCAATGAGACAACTGTCACTGGGTCAGATAATTTAAACTGGAACAGCTCTAGTTTTAGTTACCAAAACGATGATGGAGTTGAAGAGTTTTATAAAAGAGCTGGTAGTGACACAGCCTATGCGCCTCTTTCTCTTAATTTATTCAAATCTCAAATAAAATCTAATAATGGTGATAAATGGATTCGTAAAGATTTTCAAACAGAATACACCAATGTTAATGATATGTGGGGCTATTGCGTAAGTCAATTTAAACAATTCGCTTATCCAACAGTTACTTATGAGGTGTTAGCGAATAGTAGCTTAGTTCTTGAATCGGTTGGTAATGATCGACCTTTGTCAATTGGAGATACCATCAATATTCAAGATGATAACTTTATGGATTCTGACGGAAATGTAGGTTTGCTTTTATCAGCTAGGGTTTCTGAAATGGAGATAAGTTTTAGCAATCCGACATTAAATAAGATTACTTTTTCAAATTTTAAAAAACAACAAAGTGAAGCTTCTGCAGATATTCAAGCCATCGTCAATCAGTTAGTCGATGCAGCCACTCCATATATTGGTAGCATCAGTACAACTAATGGTGTTCAGTTCAAAAATGGTACTGGCTCAACAACTTTATCAGCTCATATTATCAAAGGTTCTGCAACGACTGAAACAATCGCTGACAGCTACGAATGGTCGAAGGATGGAACGGTTGCCGCTCCAACTCAGACTATCACAGTTGATGCCAGCGGAGTTGCGGATAAGGCAGTTTATAGCTTTAAAGCAACGGTTGGCGGTAAAGAAGTCGCAAGTCAGTCGGTGACTATCACTAATGTTAACGACGGAACAGATGGTAAAACATCATACACTCACGTAGCTTGGGCTAATAATATAACAGGCGCGGACGGTTTCACGACTGTTTATCCGAATTTGAATTTGTTGGATGGAACTAGAGACTTTAGTGGTAATTGGATAAACTTAAACGGCTGGACAACTGACGGAACATACAAAGGTTTAACTGTTAAAAAAAAGAACTGGTAAAGGACCAGGCTTTTATAAAGTTTTTACAGCACCAGCTGATGGTACTTACACCTTTTCATCATATTTAAAAAAGTTCAGGTAACGGAGGAAATATTAGACGTTGGGTGAATACTAATGATGTAGATGGTGTAGGAACAATTGACATGGCCTCGAATTTTGATTGGAAGATTGATACTTTTTCAGCGGCTTTAAAAGCTGGCGATAAAGTATTTGTTAGATATGAGATTACTTCTGATAACACAGGATTGGATATATGGAATGCGGGGCATAAATGGGAACAAGGTTCAACCGCCACTCCATACATGCCCTCAGCTAGCGAAGTCACAACCGCTGACTGGCCAAGCTACATCGGTCAGTATTCAGATTTCACAGCTACAGCATCCACAGACCCTGCTAAATATGCGCCTTGGGCTGTATTTAAGGGGAATGATGGAAATAATGGAAGAGGAATTGTAAGCAGTGAGCAGAAATATCAGCTTACACAAACATCAGCAAAACCAGTTGACCCTTGGGATAATAGCGTATGGCAAACAACGCAGCCTACAACAACGGCCACCAACAAATATCTCTGGTCTATTACTCGAACGACATTTAATTTAGCTCCTTTAACACAAGATATTGTGGAACAAAAAGCAGTTTATGGTGATAAAGGGGAACCCGGTGATGATGGAACGCCTGGTACACCAGGAACAAGCGCGATAAATATCGATCTATCTAATAAATCATATAACTTCCTTGCAAATCTTGAAGTATCAGACTCAGGATCAGTCATGCAAGCAGTGGCAGGAAGTACTACCACGACATTTACAGCGCTTCAAGGAACGGCAGCAATTAATATCACTGCGTTGACCTGTACGACAACGTTGCCAACAGGAATGACCGTTTCTATTGGTACTTTAAATGCACTGTCAGTAGTTGTTACTATTTCTGTTGATAATACCATGATTACTCCAAATGGAATACTTAACTTTTCAATAACAGCAGGAGGGTTACAACAACAAAAAAGTTTTAGCTATTCTCTTGCGATTAATGATTTAACAGTAATTAATTTAGCAGCTATAAATTCTAATCTTGGTAATGTTAAAAACATCTACTCTAACTATAACGGTTCAGATGGCGGAACATATAGTGGAACAATAGAAATTAATGATGAAAATATTAAAATTACTGCGACTAATGATAATGACAGTAATGAAGTTTCTAAAACACAGATGAATGGTGAAAATGGGATATGGCATAGCACTAAACTACAAAAAAACAAATTCACCAGGGGTATATGTTTTAAGTAATTGGTCACTTACTGGAACAACTTTAAGCTTTGAAAGCCAACAATCTGATTTAACTTATCCAAATGGATATTCTTATGCCTCGTATGGCATTGATATGCATGCTAGAAATATCGTTGGCGACAGTATTTCTCAAACAACTGACGTTCCTTGGACTGATATCACTCGAGCGAGTGGAGTAGGAACATCCGGAACCTTACGTGCAAGAATAAATAACGGTGTTTTTTATGCACAGTCGAAAGACGTTACAATCCCTTCAATAGCGCCCAACAGTACTATAACAATTGGTACTATGTCCAGTAAATTTAGTAGTGTTTCTGGATTTGATACGTTAGGGTTACTATATTCGCCGGGTCAACTTAGCGTTGCGAGTGTTACAGTCGGAAATGATGGGAAAATAAACATTGGTAATCCCAATCCAACGACCATGAGTGGCAAGGTAATTCAGTTTTCAATAAATATTCCATTAGGATAAAGAATAGAAAGTAGGTTATATGCACTTAGAGACAATAGCTACAGTGCTTTCAATCATAGGAGTTAGCGTTGTTGGAGGGCTTAGCTTTTTAATTAAGTTGCTTAAAGATTCTATCATGACACCTATCAACCACTCTATTGATACATTGAATGTAACAATAAAGGGTTTGAGAGAAGATTTGAATGAATCAAACGTAAGCAGAAAAGAACATGAAAAAAAAGCTGTTCGATAATTTAGACGAGCATACTAAACAGATTTACTTGCTCGACGGGCGAGTGAAAACCTTGGAAACAATTAACCAAATAGAAAAAGAGGAAAAATAAAATGGATCAAAATTTAATGACAATCTTTAGCGGTATCCTAACCTTAGCTGGTTCAATAGTGACTTACTTCATTTCACAGGCTGCTAAAAAACATAGCAACGTGAAAAAATATCGATGCATTAGCAAAGCTGGCCAATCAGGCGGTGAGTTGGGTGCAAAAAAAATTATACAGATAATCCTGAAAAGTTATCTGAAGCCATTAACTATGTGACAGAAGAAGCTAAGAATCTTAAAATCAAGACTAATCCAGCTCAGATTGAAGCTCAAATTGAAGCTTCGCTGGCTCAGTTGAAAAAGAACTTTACTGCTGACCCAGCTAAAACAATTAAAGATGTTGCAAAAGCTACATCTGAAGTTGCTCAATCAGTATCTAAAACAGCGAATAATATTTCTACTAACGCTGAAGAACTGGCTAATCTTGTAGAACCAATTATTAATGGAACAGAAGGACTCACTGAAGAATAGGGGGCTATTATGAATGGAATTGACATTTCCAGCTATCAAGCAGAATTGAATGCTGGAATTGTTCCTTCTGACTTTGTATTTATTAAAGCAACGGAGGGAACAAACTATATAAATCCAACTTGGAGAGAACAAGCTGGTCAAGTCACTCAGGCAAATAAGCTTCTAGGTTTCTATCATTTCGCCAGCACTGGTAATACAATCGCCGAGGCAGACTTCTTTATCAGCGTTGTTAAAGACTATATTGGTAAAGCGGTTCTGGTCTTAGACTTTGAAGCTGGGGCAATTAATGCATGGGGAAATGTTGGCGCTCGTCAATTTTTTGAATCGTGTAAAAAGAAAAAAACTGGCATCAATCCAATGATTTACATGTCATCAGAAGTTACTCGTCAGTTTAATTGGAGTACTATTTCAACTAGTAATGCTCTGTGGGTTGCACAGTATGCTTCTATGAGTCCTACTGGCTATCAGTCCGCTCCTTGGGCAGATGGAAAAGGATATGGCGCTTGGAGTTCAGCAGCTATCCACCAATATAGCTCTTCAGGCACATTAATGAATTGGAATGGACACCTTGATTTAAACTTGGCTTATATCAACGCTAGCCAATGGAACGAGCTTGCAGGCGGAAGTTCAGCTACAGAACAAAATAACAATAACTCAAATTCAGAATTGGAGGATGATGACCTTATGAAATTCACTTACGAAATCATTGACGCTAAAACAAACAAATCTCAAGGGACCGTTTATTTCTATGATGGAAATAAAGTAGTTGCTTTGAATAACATTGACCAATGGAAGATTATTACAGAAATCTACAAAGATACTACTGGTAAGAGCATGAAGCACTATAAATGGCGTACAGATGCACCGTGGTATATCCGATTCTTGCAATCAATCAATCAAAAAGCAGTAGAAGTTGCTTGGAAATAAACTATGGTAGAATTTTTTTCAAAGAGTCATTGAATTGCCTGACATGAAACTATTTTTAGACTACTGGTGGATATGGCTGATTATAGTTGTAGGTCTGATTATCTTGGCTGAATTAAATAGTAGAAAGTAAATTAACCCTGACTTCGGTCGGGTCTTTTTATTATGGTAAATCATAAATTAAGGTATAATATATTAAGAAAATTTAGTAAGGGAATATATT